GCCTCCATGATGGCCGAGATGGCCGACCAGGCCGACCCGAGCCCGGCCAGCAGCGTGCCGATCCCGGTGATGGCCGGCCCGTACTTCTGGCCGATCGACGCCACCTGGTCCTCCAGTTTCGTTTTGATGGCGTCCAGGCGGCCCATGAACGTGTCGGCCGACGCCGACGCCTGGCCGTGCAGCATCTTGGCCAGGTTGCCCATGTTGTCGGTGGCGGCCTGTGCCTTGCTGATCACCACCGTGTGGGTGTCGGCCAGTTTCTTGTGGGCGTCGGCCGCCGTCTGGGCCGCCAGTGTGGCCTTCTGGTTGGCGTCGCGCAGGCTGATGGTTTCGGCCGTCGTTAACGTCGTCTTGCCGGCCAGCAGGGCGTGCACGTCGGCCAGATGCTGTTTGGCCAACGCGGCGGCCTGGTCGGCCTTTTCGGCCGCCTTGGTGGCCGTCTCCACCTTGCCGGTGGTGTCGGCCGCCTTCTCCGCCGCGCCGCCGAACTCCTTCAGCAGCCGGGTCGACCCGTTGTAGGTTTTGCCCAGGCTGGTGGCGGCCGCGTCCAGGCTTTCGTGTTTGGCCGCGGCCAGGTCGGCGGCGGTGCCCAGATATTGCAACGCCTTAGCCGGGTCGCCGGTCGCCTCGGTCAGGATGCGAAGGGCGTCCTGGGTGTCGGCCGCCGAGTGGCCGAAATTCTCCTGATGCTTGATGGCCGCCTCGACCTGTTTGGCGTAGTCCTCGTAATCCTTGCCGGTGGCGGCCACCGAGGCCTGCAGCTGCTGGTGGGCGGCCTGGTCCTTCGAGCCCAGGGCGGACAGCCCGGCACCGATACCGGCCACCGCCCCGCCCACGCCGATCATGGCCAGGCCCACGTCCTTGCCATGCTTGGAGATGGTCTCCAGCGCCTGGTCGACGCCGCCCAGGGCGTCGCCGAACGGTCCGAGCACCCCGGTCTGGTTGAGCGCGCCGAGCATGCCGGAGAAGGCGGCGTGCATCTTGCCCGCCGCCGCCGAACCGGTGTCGGCCGCCTTTTGGAAACTGGCACCCAGGGCCGACAGATCGGCCAGGACGCGTACCGCGACCGAAGGGCCGGCCATCAGCGGGCCGCCTTGCGGATTTCGGCCGCTTCACGCTGCATGAGCCGGATCATGGCCGCCTGGTCCCCGTCGTCTACGTCGTCGGGCCAGACGCCCCAGTAACGGCGGAAGGCAGCTCGGGCTTCGTGGTATTGCCGTTGGTAGGGTCCACGGTGGCCATCTCGATGTGGACGTCGTTGGCGTGCAACCACAACGCCGTCAGGTCGTAGTCGGGGTACTGCTCGGCCAGCACCCGGAAGGCCATGACCCGCAACGTCTGGGCTTGCATCACCTGGAAGACGGGCATCTCCTCGACGGCCTGGATGATGTTGGCCTGCCGCTGGGAGGGCAGAATGCCGGCCGTGTCGGTATCGACCTTGATCCGGGTGGGCAGCGCCTCAGTCATGGACCTGGCCGGCGACGGTGCCCGGGTTGGTCCAGTCGAAGGTGTTGAAGCCTCTCTGGACGGCGGCGGCGTACAGTTCGGCCGACCGTCCGGCCAGGCCGCGGGCGGCGGGGAACAGGAACCGGCCGTCCCTGACGAAGTCGCGGGTCGACTCGACCGGCCGGTGCCGGGTACCGCCGAACTCGACCCAGCCGGCCCAGTTGACCCGGGCTCGGCCCATCCGCACCGTGGCCCCGGTTCTCGAGCGGCTGACCCGGACGTCGCCGCGCAGCACGCCGGCCGTGGCCGCCCGGTCCCGGCTGGCGGGCAGGGCCGAGCGGGCAGCTTCGGCCACCGGTTCGCTCGCCTGCATGCCCGCCTCCTGCAGCATTCGGACCAGCGGGCCTTTGTACTCGTCGGCCAGCCGGTTGAGATCGCGGTTGAGGGCTCGCAGGCCGATGACGGCCACCTCGGTTTCGGCCATCAGGCGTGCTTGCCGGCCGCCCAGGCCGACCCGGTCCAGTTGGCGGCCAGCAAATCGGCCGTGACCACGTACTGCCCGCTCGCCCAGTTCGTCGCCGGGCTGGCCACCACGCCGGCCAGGGCGGCCAGGTTGGCCGGCACCGTCGCCCCGCTCGGCGTGTAGTAGCCGGGGGTGCCGGCGACAGCCCCGGTGGCCGTGACCGCCCCCGTGTTGCGGGTCGGCGGTGCCGTCAGCTGCCAATCTATGGTCACCTCGGAGGCGTTGCCGGCGTCCCCGCCGAGCCAAAGGTAGGGCTGGGGGACGGCCAGGCCGGAGATGATCGGGTTCGACGCCGAGGCCACCTGGGAGGCGTGGGGCCGGGCCTTCCAGGCCACCGGCGTGCTGCTGGTGACATACGCCTGGTAGGCGGCGTAGAGGACCGAGTCGACCGACCCGGTCGAAAAGTCTTGGAACAGCGTGGCCCGCAGATGATATTTGACCAGGCCGGGCACGTCGTACTCGCCGCAGAAACTGGTGATCGTGACCAGTTTCACCTCCGGGAAGACGGCTTCGAGATGTTTCACCGCGCACGACAGGTTGGTGCCGGACAGCTCGAAGTAGCCGTCGTTCAGGATGAGCGGCGTGATGGTCGGCGGGGTCGGGTCGCCGGCCGCGGTCAGGCTGACCTCGGGCGGCGGGTCCTTGGTAGCGGCGTTGGCCATCTGGATCCTCCTCTACATGACGACTTTGACGACCAGCTCGACGGTGGACAGGTCGACACCGGCCACGTTGACGTTGCGGTTGTTGCGCTGCTCGTACGGCCAGGCCGATTTGACCGCCCCGGCCAGGGTGGGGTTGCCGGTCACCGCGCCCCGAACCTGTTGGACCAGGCCGTCCAGGTCGTTGTAGTGGCCGACGGCGGCCACGCAAACCAGCGACAGGTCGACCTCGTCGGCGGCGAAGGCGGCGGTGGCGAACAGCATGGTCGACCCGCCCACGGTGACCGCCGGCGGGTTGAGCGTCTGGGGCGGTTCGGCGAAGACGGTCACCGCCCCGGCGGTGGCCGTGCCGATCACGTTGACCAGCGCGGCGGCCACCGGGGCACGGTTCCAGGTCACCCGAAGACCAGCGGGCCGACAGCGGTGTAGAGCGCTTCGATGTCGGGGTCGATCTTCGGCACTCGCAACGCCCCCATGTCACCCCAGGCGATCGTGCCGTCGACGGTGTCGCGCCGCTTGTACAGCCGGGCGGCGTGCTCGACGCAGGCCATGTGGACGGCGTCGGGCAGCAGCCCGTTGTCGTAGGGGGGTATCGGGTAGGTGTAGTTGGTGCGCCGGTTGCCGTAGTCGATGGCGGCGGCCAACGCCGTCGAGATCACCCCGTCGTCGCCCGGGTTGGGTTGCAGGCGCAGAAAGGTGCGGACCTCGACCAGCGTCGGCCAGTTCGCCATCGACTACGCCGCCGCTACCGGCGCCGGGCCGGGGGTGTGCCCGGGCCTTCGCCGGTGCCCGGGCCTTCGTCGGCGGGGGCGGACAGGTCCATCTCGGCCGCGGTGGGCAGGCTCGTCACCGCCGACAGGTCGAGCGGCACGTACGACGGGCCGGACAGCGTTTTGAAGGCCACGTAGCCGCCGTAGGCGACCTGGACGCCGAGGATGGACGGTTCGATCACCGACAGCAGGCCGATGACCTCCTCGTACACCTCGTACAGGTCGGCCGGGCCGACGATGATCGTCTTGGCCGGGAAGTGGGGGACGACGATGCGGGGCAGGCCGAACAGGTCGCCGGAGAACGACGCCAGCTCGGAGGTGCCCGGCGCGCCCATCTCCCGGACCGTGTCGACCGGGATCACCACCCTGGTCGTGTCGACCAGGCTGCCCAAAGCGGCCCACACGTCCAGCCCGCACCAGATGCGTGCCGGCATCCGCTGGGCGGCCGAATAGGAGTGCATGCCGGCGGTGTACAGCGCCTTGGTCCAGTCGGCCAGGACCGGGGCGGCGGGCAGGGCCGGCGGTTTGGTGCCGGTGGCGGCGGCGGCGAAATCGGTGGCCACCGCCGTCTCGGTTTGCACCGCGTACACGTTGGCCAGGTCCCGGACGAGGATGTCCCAGGCCGCCGGGGACGTCCAGTCCATGTCCTGGCGGGAGATGTCGACGGTGCCGCCGTAGGTGGCCTTGGTGAAGCTCACCGAGCCGATGACCATGTTCTGCGATGACAGCTGCGTTTTCTCGCCCGCCTGGGCGGCCACGGTGGTGTGCTGGGTGACGATGGGCCGGGTGAACGTGGTGCCCGGGATGCCGCCCAGGCCGCGGGCGCCGCCCAGGCTGGTGATGAGAGGCCG